ATATTGCAGAGCCTACTGCTGAACAAATAGCATCATACGAAACTACAGGTAATACAGCAGAAGCAAACAATGTTGTTATAGCTACAAGAAAAACAGCTTATGGTTCTTGGGATAAACAACTAGAAGAAATCAATGACAATGGAATTGATGCTTGGAAAACTAGAATAGCACAAGTAAAGGCAGATAATCCTAAAGACTAATGCCTAGAAAATCACCTGCAAGTAAGTATGTTGACGTAGCAACAGGTGTAAGACTTTCTTCACATGAGAAACTTTGTGCTGAAAGAATGAACAACATTCTCAAAGCATTAGAAGAAACACAGAAAGAAATTAAAACTTTAAGAGCGGATATAAATAAAGGAAAGGGAGCGTTGTGGGTACTGCTAGTTATTAGTGGTATAGTCACTGGAGCGTTTAATTACTTCAGCTAATGTGGTTTGCATTACTTAAAAACCCTCTTACAAAAATCATAGCAGAAAAAACATTTGGAGCAATTTCTCACAAATTAGCTAAAGATAAAATTGTAAGAGAAAAAGAATTAGATGCGGCATCTCAAATTTCAATAGAACAAATCAAACAGCAAGAGCATTCACTAAAAGATGAATGGTTATGTTTATTTTTTACAGTTTTAATGGCACTCCATTTCATTCCGTACACTCAGGACACAATGCAAAGAGGGTGGGAAATTTTAGAATATGCTGACCCAATGTTTTTTTACATAATTTTGACAATCGTAGGAGCGTCATTTGGTGTGACTACAATGAATAAAATGAAAAAGAAATGAGAATAATAGATAAAATTTTTATCACCGTATTTGAATTTTTTGACAGGTTAAATGAAAAAGTAGAAGCGGTTGTAAATTTTGACATGAACCAACAGAAAAAAAAGAAAAAATGAATAGAATAATTTACAGTGCGTTAGTTATTATGTGGATAGGTTTAATTACATCTACAGTTGCAAATGCAGTTGGAAATCAAACAAATTCTAGTGGTTCAAATACTGCAATCGAAGGAAGTTACACAGGTGGTGCAACAACTTACGAAAGCGGAAGCACATCAACATCTACAACAAATTCAACATCTACTTCAAACATGAAGTCAGCACCTTATACATCTTCTGCACCAAGCATGAACACATCAAATAATTGTGCAATGGCTCTGTCTGGAGGTATTCAGACATTTTCTATCGGAGTGAGTGGCGGAAAAAGTTACGTTGACCGAACATGTGAACTTATAGCTTTATCTACAGCACTTAGAAATGTAGGAATGAAAGTTGCTTCAATCGCAATCCTTTGCCAAGACAAAAGAGTATGGGAAGCATTTTTATCAGCAGGAACTCCATGTCCTACAGATGGGAAAATTGGAAAAGAAAGTTTAAAATTAATTGCAGAGAAATATAATTATCAAATGCCTACCTATAAAAAATGGGTGGAGTTAGAAAAAAAGAAAAAGAAAACAATTAAAATAAAAAAATTAAAACCAATCATAGTTAGATAATGAACAGAAAAACAAACACAGCATTAATTGCTTTGCTTGGAACAATTCTTATGGGACTTAGCACATGGGTTGTAATCACACTCGTGGAAATCCAAGTTTTAGTACACATGATACAGCAAGAGTTGATGGGGTTTGAAAAAGTTATAGGTCGTATTTATTATCATATGGATAAAATAAAATGAGAATAATCATAGTTTTAGGAATATTCCTTTGGTTAATGTTAAGTTGGTTCTCTAGTTCCGTAGGATTAGCAGACGAAAATGATACAGCTTATACTACAAACATTCTGCCAAACGCAGGGACAACATCATCTTCACAAGATAATTTTAACATTGATGGTGTCAGTACAACGTCAAGTAATTTAGGAAACAATTCTACGCATAATGGGTTTACAATTACTTGTGAAACAGAGATTTCAGGAAATTGCGGAAGAGCATTCAATGGTGAATTAGAAAGTTCAAGAGACATGAAAGTCTCAGCTTCAGGTTCACTTTTAAACCTTACTGGTACAGATGATGCAGGTACTAGCTACACAAGTACAGTTGAGAAAAACAACGGAGGAGTGCAGTTAACTTCAGGTATTTCTATTCAAAATTGTGAGAGTTCTACAAGTGCTTTTAGCTGTGGGACGAGAGAAGGTGAAATGGATAGTTTTATTTTAAAACAATCTATTAAAGATAAAGATGGAAACACTCTAGCAACCATGACTACAACAAGAATAGATGATGCAGGGTACAATAATAATTCTAAGCATTTTAATGACAATCTAATTTATAATGGCACTGGTGCTTATAGTTATGAATGGGAATGGCAAGGTAATGATAGTGCTTTAAGTTCTACCGCATTGAGTGGTGTAAATTTATTAGGTGCTGAGTTACTTTATGAATTTCCAACAGAAGATTATTCTCCTTTAACAGTGCAAGAACAACTAGATATAAATGAGGCTCTTGGAACTAAAGACTTAAATGAGAACCAAATCTGGGACGTTATTTCTGGCATAGAAGAAAAGATTGCCATGAAAATATATGAGAGTGGTGTACCAGAAAATACAAAAATCGAAGTAGAGTTTACAGAAGAAATGAAGGTTTATGTTAAAACTTCAAATCCAGTAAATACTAATGTCGTTAATAAAGTAATTGAAGAAGTTAAAAAAGAAGAAACTATTGAAAGCATTGCTAAAGAAGTAGTGCAGATGGTTAAAAAAGAAACTGAAGAAAAAGAAGAAGCTAAAAAAACAATAACGGAAAAGGAAACAGATGAAAAAGAAACCAAAACCTTACAAACCAAAGCCATACAAACCGAAAAAGTAAAAACAGAAAAGAAAACTAAAGTAGCTTCTTTATCAGACAAATTAGATAAAGTTGATGTCGTAGTAAAAGATGTCTCAAAAAATCTTGAGGTTAAGAACTTACTTAAACTAGATGCCATGCTTAAAGATGAGGTGTCGTTAGTTGCGTACACAAATATAGAATTTTATAAACCAAAGAATATTTATCTAAATCAAGATTTCATGCTTGATAACAGACTTATCTATGCGGATATAAACCTAGATGTTTACACAGCGAATGACCCATTGGTTATCAAAGAAAGAAAATTAGAACAAATTAATTATAAAAAACAAAAACTATTAATAGAAATAAGGGAATTACAAAATGGATAAAAAAATAATTAAGACACAATTAATACACCTATGGAATGACCATAAACCGTTTATGATTGCAGTAGCAACTCTTATAGTGATTGCATGGATAAACTAAAAAATAACATAGGGATAGTAATGCTAATTCTTGGATTAGTAGGCTCTACAGGAACATTCTATAGCAAGTTTGCAAAGATGGAATTAACTATAAGTCAATTATCTTCTGCTACTTCTCCTGATACATCAGGCATTAAAGATAATGAAAAAGAAATAGCAATAGTAAAAAAAGAAATTCAGTTATTAAATCTAGTCATTGAAGAGATAAAAGAACAGTCAAAAAATCCTCTTCAGTAGAACATGAAAACAGCCAAGTCTTATGTTCCTAGAGAGAAACCGAAAAAAAGAAAAGGACAACATGCCAAGTCAAGAAACAAAGGAAGTACCTTTAAAAAGTACAACCGACAAGGAAGACCGCAATAGTTTAACCAATATTATAAAAGAGTTACCACAGTTATTAGTAACTCACGCATACAATAAATTAAAATCAGGAGACGAACTAACGGCATCAGAAATGAAAGTGTGTTTAGAAGTTTGTAAAACTTACAGCACAGAACCTTTGACTAAAAAGGAAGATAACATTCTTGATGACATACCGTTTGATACAGATGGACAATAGATTAAAGAACTTTAAAAATTTTCTATATTTATGTTGGAAGCATTTAAACTTACCTGAACCAACACCAATACAATACGATATCGCAGACTATCTACAGGCTAAAGAGAAGAGATTAGTTATCGAAGCGTTTAGAGGTGTAGGTAAATCTTGGATTACTTCAGCGTTTGTCGTTCACCAATTATTATTAAATCCGCAGAGAAACATATTAGTTGTATCTGCATCTAAAAGTAGGGCTGATGATTTCAGTACATTTACACAAAGATTAATTGGAGAGATGCCTTTACTGGCTCATCTAATTCCTAGAGACAACCAAAGACATTCAAAGATTAGTTTTGATGTTGCACCTGCTACAGCCAGTCATGCACCCTCAGTTAAATCTATGGGTATCACAGGTCAGTTAACAGGTAGTAGAGCAGATTTAATTATTGCAGATGACGTTGAGAGTGCGAATAACTCCCAAACGCAACTTATGAGAGATAGATTAAGTGAAACTGTAAAAGAATTTGATGCAATTATTAAACCAGAAGTAGGACGTATTATATTTCTAGGTACACCTCAAAATGAAATGTCATTGTACAATACATTAGAGGAAAGAGGTTTTAAGACAAAGATATGGACAGCATTAGTACCAACTAAAGCACAAGCAGTTGGTTACGGAAATAAACTTGCTGACATTATCGTAGGTAAAGAAGGAGACCCTACAGACCCTAAAAGGTTTGATGGCGTAGATTTGATGGAGCGTTTAGCTTCTTATGGTCGTTCAGGGTTTAATTTACAATTTATGTTAGATACAAGTTTGTCTGACGCAAATAGATACCCTCTTAAACTAAATGATTTAATAGTAGCTTCA